CCAGTCCTACAAACTACTTTACCATTCACTGTGAGAACGCGCTGTTCTATTCTTCTATGATAGAGGCTTCCCTCTTTATGAAGAGCTTTAACACAACGGCGGCGTGGCAGCAAGAGTACCAAGGTGAAATAGAAAGGCTTAGAAATAGAGCCAGAAGAAGCAGGCAAGATGACATGCAAACAAGTTTCAGCACAGCCGGTGGTCCTAATACACTGGTCAAGGGGAGTGATTAAGAATGGCTAGTGAAGAATATACGTTCCTAAGCGACATGCCAAGGGCACTAAAAAAGGTGCCAACTAAACAAGTAAATAGTCGTCCAGTATACGATATCAACAAGGCAGATAAAGAGGAGGATTTATTTGACATAGGAAAGAGTCCAGCAAAACTTAAAACTAAAAATCTTGATCCTTTTGGAGATGATCTAATAAATATGGATGACTTCGGGGATAAGCCTGTTAAGCAGAAGGTTGCTAAGAAAGCTCCTAGACCTAAACTTAGTCCTCCTGCAGGTGCTAACGAAGAACTGTTCATCAGGTCTAATAAGAAGGCGGCTAAAAAGTCTACAAAATTATCTGCTCCTTTTAAAGATGACCCGGTTGACTTTGGGGAAAATAAGTCTGTTAAGAAAAATATTCCTACTCTCCCTCGCAGTGCCATGGAAGAATTAGGAATTAGTCCGGGTGGGAAAAACCAGCCAAAGGCTAGTAAGAAAGCTCCTAAGAAAGATAAGACAGAAGGAGGTGATTATAAGTCTTACTCAAAAGATAATAATAACTTTATGTACATGACTCAGCAAGGCTATGATAAGCAAGAGATAGAGGACATGGGCGGAGAGAAGTTTGGTGGAAGACCCGGCAGAGGTAAGATGAAGACCCAGGGCATGAACAAGACTGCAAAGCGTAAAGCCGGGTTCTCTGGTAAAGGCTCTGGCGCAGCACTGAGAGGATTTTAAGCTATGCCAATGAACTATATGAATGCCAAGAAGAGGGGCTTAGTCAAGCTTGAAGGAGGTGGTAAGGTACCTATGCTTACTCCAAAAGGTCCTTTAAAAGTTAAACCAGAAGAACCTTCCATGGGTGACGTAGTAGCAGTATCTAAAGATATACGATATACCGGAAAACCTAAAGATAAAGGTGAAAGAGCAGCTGTAAAAAAAGCTATGAAAAATTCTAGTAAAGCTGCTCGTAAAAAAGGTTATCAAGATACTCTTCACTATGATCCTACTGCAAAATAAAAGGAAATAAGATATGCCAATGAACTATATGAATGCCAAGAAGAGAGGTCTTAAAAAAGGAGGTAAGGTTGGAAAGGGAGGTAACAAAGAAGACTACCTCATTCCTGATCAGAACCCTCCCGTGGACTCTGAAAGATTAAATGCCTTCAACGGTAAGCCCACAGGTCAGGGATACGGAGCGGCTAGGATAGGACCGGACGTTGTCTAAGGCGGAAGATAAGAAGTGTTCTAATCCTTCCTGTCAATGCACAGGTTGTGAAGATTGTTCCAGCACCAACGAAGGAGGTTGTTCTTGTAAATCAGTTCCCTCAGAGGAATAGAACAGAAAGGAAATAAATGGTGGAAGACTTTAGTGTATTTCAAGCTGTATCAGATTACGGGCTTGCCATAGTTGCCACCATAGGAGCAGGTGCAGCAGCTTGGAAGCTTCTCCATTTTATGCTCAAGGACGTTGCAGGGGCCTTAAAAGGCCAAGATGAAATTATAATTGCTTTGATTGATAAAAGTAGCAGAGTAGAAACTTTGATACAGAGAATGGACTCTAAGCTGGATACAGTTCTACAGCAACGCTCAGAACCTCTGCTCAAGGAAATAAAAGAAAGGTACCGTCCCTGATGGCTTTTGAAAAGTATGACCTAACTGTTAAACCTTATGGTCTAAAAAAAGTAAATGTTGAACAAGAGCTTCCCTCTGGTAGGCGAATTCCTTATATGAAACCGCTTCCTTTGAAAGGAGGAGGTAAAGTCATGCACTCAGTGGACAGTCCTGTCAAACCAGCTTGGATGAGGAATAGGTAAGACCAGATGGCAATTGCAACTACATCAAATTTTGACACCACTTTCTTTATAGACGAGGTCATAGAAGAAGCTTATGCCATGATAGGTGGTCAGGCAGAGCTTGCCAATGATTCTATCACTGCCAGAAGATCACTTAATCTGATGCTGACAGACTGGCAAAACCGTGGTGTTCTTCTCTGGGGTACGGACCTGGCCAGTACTACACTGGTCACAGGAACAGCAGAGTATGCTCTCCCTGCAGAGACCGTGGACGTTCTCTCTGGGTATATCAGGCTTACCTCCAATAGTAATGACTTTCAGATGAACCGCATAGGGTATGAGGAATACGAAGCTATCACCAACAAAGCTACCTCTGGTAGGCCCACACAGTTTGCCACTCTCAGAGGTAGAGAAGTAGTCACAGCTTTTTTCTTTCCTGTGCCTGACGCAGCAGATACTTATACTTTTAGAAACTACAGAATGAAGAGACTGGCAGATGTTAGTAAGAGTGCTCTCCAGAATGCAGACATCCCCTTCAGATTTCTTCCTGCTCTGACCTGTGGCCTTGCCTACTACCTCAGTTACAAGAGAGCAGGCGTCCCTGCAGAAAGAATTACTGTTCTTAAAGCCAAGTACGAAGAACTCTTGGAAAGCGCACTAGACGCAGATAGAAACAGAGTGAGTCTCTTCATCACTCCTAGATTACAGGTGGTATAGACAATGGCCAAACCTAAAGGACTATATGCAAACATTAATGCTAAAAAGAAAGCAGGCACCAGTAGGTCTAAAAAGAAAAGTACTATCACTCCTAAAGCTTATGCTAATATGAAAGCAGGTTTCCCTAAGAAGAAAAAGAATGCCTCTAAAAAAGGGTAGCATGAAGGGACACAGTATCAGCGGTGGTCAGAAAAGACCTACCAAGTCTGGTGCTGGCATGACCAAGAAGGGCGTGGCAAAGTATAGGAAGGACAACCCAGGTAGCAAGCTAAAGACAGCTGTCACAGGGTCTGTTAAGAAAGGTAGTAAGGATTCAAAGAGACGCAAGAGCTACTGCGCCAGGTCAGCAGGACAGATGAAGAAGTTTCCCAAGGCTGCAAAGGACCCTGACTCAAGACTTAGACAAGCTAGAAAAAGGTGGAAATGTTAAATGGCTACTAAAAAGGGATTTTTTATAAGTGATAGATCAGGATTCAGGCACAGGCTTGACCAGAGAGTAAAAGAGCCTGGGACAGGCTTTATAGTTGCTAAGTCTGAAAGCGATGGTATATTTAATCTTGTAACAAATCCTCAGAATAGAATAAGATTTCCAATAGATAAAGAAGTAATAAAAGATGCAAGACCTCCTAATAATTCTGATAGGAATCAAAGTTGGAGCGCAGTGACCACTACGTGGGGTGCGGAGACAACTCAGTGGAACTTTATATAAGTGAGGAATAGTATAGCATGGCAAACTTAACAAATGCCAAGATAGCCAATACCTTTAGAGACTTGCTACAAGTTAATGCAGCAACTTCTAATGCAGGGTTGGACGGAACGGTAAGAACTATTCAAGACGGAGGAGGAACTGCTTCTCCAATTGCCATGAGTACGGCTCAGTTAAACGTATCAGGACAATTTGCTCTGGGAGGTACTGTTCTAACTGCCACGGCAGACCAGCTTAATAGCCTAGCAGCGGGTGGTTTCACTGCACTGACTCATGGGAACGGCACTGTTCTGCTTACCATGGACGGTGTCTCAGTGTCCACTGCCACCACCAGTGCCACAGTTGTGGTTAATCCTACGCTTAGTCTTACAGAGGTAGACGCTGCCACGGGTAGCTTCAGCACCGCTGTCAGCGCAACTAGCCTTGTGGCAGCAAAGGGTAGCTTCACCACCAAGGTATCAGGAGCAGCCGCAGAGTTCTCTGGTAATGTATCCGCTGCTAATCTCTTTGCCTCTACCAATATCTTCATAGGCGGCACTGCTATACCTAATGCAGCTGCACTGACCAGTGTTAGTAATGTTATCACTGCTCTCTCTGCCACCATGGCAACCAGTATTGCTGCTAGAACTGCTGCTATTACCTCTGTTAACACTGTTATAACAAACCTATCAGCTACCATGGCAACCAGCATTGCTGCCAGAACTGCTGCTATTACCTCTGTTAACACTGTTATAACAAACTTATCAGCTACCTTTGCCACCAGTATCAACAACCGTACCACCGCTATAACTGCTAATACTGCTGCTATTACTTCTATCAATACAGTTGTTGGAAATGTTTCTTCTACTCTGGCCACTAGCATAGCCACCAGATTACCTCTGGCAGGCGGTACACTTACAGGAATAGTATCTGGTACTACACTGGTGATGAGCGCAGGAGTAGGGCTAGGCGCTGTCAGTACTCTCCTGGGAAAGAAACTTAGAATGACAGCGGGAGGTGCAATTGCAGACCTTGTTACCTTGACAGATGGTGCAAATATCTCTGTAGACCTCAACACAGGACAAAATTTTACAGTGACACTGGGAGGGAACAGAACACTAGATAACCCTACCAACTGTGTAGCTGGACAGGTGGGTAGTATCTTTATCACACAGGACGGCACAGGTTCTAGAACACTTGCCTATGGTTCTTCTTGGGACTTTATAGGAGGAGAAGCTCCTGTGCTTTCCACAGACGCAGCGGCAAGAGATAGGCTAGATTATATTGTACAAACATCTACAGATGTTCAAGCTGTGGTGACAAAGGCGTATTCATAATGAGTGTTTTTAATAATAATCTTTTACTAGGTGCAGGTGGACAGAGTACAGGTCAAATATTTGACCCTACTGTGATTGGTAACTCTGTTTGGTTAGATGGGTCAGCAGATACACTTGCCAAGACATTTAGCAGTGGATCAGCACAAACAAAAGTTGTCATTTCAACCTGGGTACAAAGAACTTCGTTTGGTACTAGTCAAGATATATTTTCAGCAACTGGCGGCACAGGTGGTTCAAGTCGAAGCAATCGCATCCATTTCCAAACCGACGACACAATTGATATTCAAATTGAAACAACAACCGTCAAAACAATAATTTATTCAACAACTAGAGTTTTCAGAGATATTGGATGGTACCATATTCTTCTTAGTATTGACCAAGGAGAAAGTGTTGGTCCTGCACAGGTAAATCTTTTTGTAAATGGCGTTGCTGTGACTATTGCAGCTACGGTGATTGATCAGGGTTTTAGTGCTGCCATGTCATCATGGGGTAATGCCACTTTGCACAATGTTGGAAGCAACGGCGGCACAGGTACATTTTTAAACGGAAGCGTTGCTCAAACAACAATGCTGGTTGGACAATCGATACAAAATGGTGATGTAGCTGTCACAGACTTCTTAGATAGTTTTACATATGGTACTAACGGATCACAGTTTGCTCCCAAGAAAGATAGTAACGTAGCTGCGCTGGCCTCTACAGCAGGAGGCAATAGTTTCTGTCTAGACTTTGCAAATAGCTCTGATCTGGGAAATGATATTAGCTCTAACAATAATGATTTTTCTCTTACTAGTATGGCAGCTGCTAATCAATCAAATAGTTCGGCTAGCTTAGTATTTTCTCAATGGAATATCCTCGACGCCAACGCTGCTTTTACCTCCGCGAATGACGGTGCAAATACTTATGTTGTAACTAACATCGGCGGCGCTGGAATGCGATCTACAATCCCGATGAGCAGCGGGAAGTGGTATTGGGAACATCGCAACGCAGGATCAAACGAAACAGGTCCAGCTGTGGCGGCTGGCCAAGGCTATGTCGATATCTACAATAATACCATCATAGGGACTGGCTCTGGCAGCGTCAGTGCATACCTTGCAACAACGGGTGTGGTTCGGATTAATGGAGGTGAGATTGGGTCTCTAGGTTTGACCAACGGTGCTTCAGCCGTAGTCGGTGTGGCCTTTGACGCTGACACTGGGAAGCTTTGGTTTAGAGATTCAAGTGGTTTTGGTAGTTCTGGAAACCCAGCCACAGGTGCTAATCCACACACTACGCTGGACGCAACTAAAGGTCCTTATTTTATTGCCACCAGAGTTGGAGGTTCAGTCCCAGAACCATTTCTTAATGCTGGTGGAAACGGAACATTTAACGGAAATGAAACCGCAGGTGGAAATGCTGACGAAAATGGAAGAGGAAACTTTAAATTAGGTGCGGTGCCAGCGGGTTTTCTAGCTCTTTGTTCAGCGAACCTAACTGCTCCAGAGTTTCAAGGTGCCGACTACTTTAATACTGTCCTCTACACAGGGAATGGAACTGCCATTGGTTCTGGTGGGAAGGCTGTCACAGGTGTTGGATTCAAACCAGACTGGTCTTGGATTAAGAACAGAGACGCCGCAGACAGTCATAGTCTTTACGATCTTGTCCGTGGCACTACAAAACAACTTGAGTCTGACAACACCGCTGTTCAAACTACAGAAGCCGAAGGGCTGACAACTTTTGGAACTGATGGTTTTACAGTTGGTAACTTAGCTCAAGTTAACACCAACACAGAAGACTATGTAAGTTGGAATTGGTTGGGTAATAACGCTACCGAAAGCATTAGTGCCTCTGGTGCCAATCCTACTCTTGCTAGTACAAATACTGCATCAGATAGTGGGGCCTTTGGTATATGTACTTACACTGGCAATGGAACCAATAATTCCACAGTTAAACATTCTCTTGGCGGCGTTCCAGACATGATAATCTTTAAACGGTTTGGCGCAACTACTACCAACTGGGTAGTATATTATAAAGAGTTGGGAGCAGGAAATTCAGACTACCTTATGCTAGATGTGACTCTTGCAGAAGGTGGGGCGGGTGCGATTGCTTGGCTTAATTCCACAGCGGCTACCAGTACATTAGTAACTCTTGGTAGCGATGGTAATACCAACGCTAGTGATACATTCATTATGTATTTATTTCGTAACGTCCCTGGCGTCTGCAAGGTGGGAACTTACGAAGGAAATGGAAATGCAAATGGGTCTTATATAAGTGTGGGGTTTTTACCTCGTTGGATTATGATCAAAAGTGCTGACACGGCTGTGACATGGCTTATTTATGACACAGCTCGCAGTCCGATCAATGTTGCAAACAAGGTCCTCTACTCGAACAGTACAAGCGCCGAAAATGCCGACACAGGTTTAGCTTCAGACGTGGCGATAGATATTTTAGCTGACGGATTCAAACTTAGAGAAAATAGCAATTTTCACAATCGAAGTGCAACGACGTATACGTACATAGCAATGGCAGACATAGGCGGTAACGGGACACTACCTCCAATTTACGGTGAATAATTTAAAGGAGAATTAAGAATATGTGGGCAAGAATTATGGGCAGTAAGTTAGTAGAGATTATTAACCGTCCCAAGTCTATGACAATTAATGATATACAATATCCAAAGTCTATTTTTTCTTCTGCTTGGACAGTTGAGGAAAGGAAGGCACTAGGGATTGTACCCTATGTATATACTGGTAACTCAATTAATAATATGTTTTATAAAACTACTGAAAATGCCCCTACTGTAGAAGCAGATAGAGTAGTTGTAACTAGAACACAGACTGCTACTAGTATAGATAATATTAAAGCTACTATGAAAGATAATATTAACTCTGTTCTTTCTAGTACTCTTGCTCAAACAGACTGGTATCACATCAGAAAAATAGAAACTGACGAAGATATTCCTGCTGCTGTGTCTAAGTGGCGTTCTGATCTTAGAGCAAAAGCAATAGCTTTGGAAAGCGCTATAGATGCAAAGAAAGATGTTGCAGGTCTTGAAGCTATGACAGTGATAACAGAAGAAATGTTTGACGCAGGTAAGAAATCTTCAGAGTTTTATGATTGGCCTCATGATCCTAGAAAAGAAGTACTAGGGTAAAACTACAGATGAGGTTTTTAAAATATCTTATCCTTGGTATTATTCTAAGCACTGTTCCTGCTTGTGTGGCAGTACAGGAAGTACAGAGAGTGCAGAAAGTACAAGAGATACAAGAGATACAAGAGACTGCGGTAACTTGGGCCAAGGGTGATAAGATAGCAGCTTTCTACATCTGTAGAACAGAAGAAGATATAATGGAAGTGGTGCTTGCAGATGTTAAAGGAGGACACGCACTACGTCAGAGTATTTTTAGAAAGACTATGACAAGAGACTGTCTTAGTTTAAACCCTCCGCTAGGATTTACAGTACAGAATGTCATAGGAAGTTACGTAGATTCTAATAAGAAAGAAACAAGTATTCTTGCTATCTCAATACCTGACACAGAAAAAATTGCTGGTTATGTTATTTCCATAGGAAAGCCTATTCGTACAAAAGCACTGTCTTACTAAGATGGGTAGTCATCTGACAGATGTTGAACTAGGGAAGATGATCCAAGCAGTGGATCAACTTAGCACTGAGGTAGATAGGCTTTCTATTAGACTTGACCAACTTGAAAGCCAGCTAGACAAAGGTAAAGGAGTTCTCCTAGGAGTTTTTCTAGTGGCTTCTGGCATAGGAGCGGCAATGTCTGCTATTATACAGAAAGTATTCACGTCTTAAACTGAGGAATAAAATAGATGTCAACATTTACAACTAGAATACGGTTAGAAAAACAAGGAGAGGGAGAGAACCCTAACTCTTGGGGTAGAGTCTTGAATCAAAATGTCATTGATCTGGTTGATGACGCGGTAGCTGCCTATACCACTATAACTGTTTCTTCTGTGGACGTTACACTTACAAATTCAGACGGTGTATCTGATCAAGCCAGAAGTGCTTTTCTTGAGCTAAAAGGAGCTTTGACAGATGATGTTAATCTGGTTATACCTCAAAAGTCTAAAGGGTATTTTATTAGAAATAAAACAACTCGTTCAGCCGCTGAAGTTACAAAAATTAAAACACTGGCAGGAGCGGGCTCAACTGTTGGGGTCAGTGCAAACGGATGGTTTATTTGTGACGGGGTGTCTGTTCATCAGTCCAATGCAGTTGGCCTAGGACTAGGTACAGCAGCTAACCTAGACTTTGGAACTGCAGATTCTAATCTTATACCTGTCTCCACTGCTGATATCAGATTTGTCAGAGCCTCTGTCTCCTCCACTGTGCCTTCAGCAAAGACCTTTACCAGTGCGGTTACCTTTACAGGACCAGGAGTTTCCCCTGTGGTTTCCCTTACAGACGCTGCCTCTGTTGCTGTTAATATGGCCCTGGGTAATAACTTTGCACTGACCCTTGCAGGGAACAGAACACTGGGCGCACCTGCTGGTGTAACGCCGGGACAGTCAGGTCACATATATCTTGTTCAGGATGGCACAGGTAGTAGGACACTTGCTTTTGCCAATGCATATGTCTTTATCAGCGGTACTGCTCCTACTCTTAGCACAGGGGCTAACGCAGTTGATCTTCTTGTTTATAATGCACAGACCACCACTGCTATTTCAACCATTGTTGTTAAAGCTTTCTCCACGGCTACTTAGAGGAACTGGATTTGTCTACACTATCACAAACAAAAAAGCTTAACTTTAGGCAAGGCATACACAGAGAATCTACTCAGTATGCGGAGCAGGGTTCTTGGTATGACGGGAACAGAGTTAGGTTTAGGGATAAGAAGCCAGAGAATATTAGAGGATGGGAAGTTAAAACTTCTGGAACTCTTCTAGGAACTGGTAGAGATATTCTTACGTGGCAGGACAACATTACACAGAAACATCTTGCCGCTGGGACAGAGAAGTTTCTCTATGAATATGACAACGGGGTGACCCATAATATAACTCCGGTGAGAGAATCTGTCAATCTTACAAATGCCTTTGGTACCGTGCTTAAT